CTCAGAAGTAATGGACCGCTACCGCAACGGCGGAAACCAAGGCGGCACCGCCGCAAACCTCAGCGTCAACTACAACGTCACCGACATCAACGGAATGCGCTTCGTTACTGAAGATCAGTTCCGTGCCGGCATGACTAAGGCAGCAAAAGACGGCGCAAAAATGGGCGAGGCTGGTACGTTCAAGACAATGAAAAACTCTCGTTCCAGTCGGGCTAGGGTCGGATTATGAGCACCGTCGTCGGCATCACAACCTTCCTTGTAATCAAGGACTCCAACAACACCGTCATCCACCGTTTTCAAAACAGCCAGACCGACACAACAGTTTCCAGAGCAGGAGTCCCCCACAAGTACCTGTCCTTCATCTACCAAGGTGCAGCCAAAAACCGCACTGGCGACAACATGGAAGCCCAGCTGGTGCTTTCAAACAACCCAATATCGATGGGTTACGCAAACCAGGCTGTCGTCAACAAATGGAATATTGAAGTCACGACCTGCAGCATGCAGCTGCCCCAGTTCACTGTTGCCCGCGTTTTGGCAACTGAAAAGTGGCTCGCC